GTACTATGTATTCCTTCAGTATCAGGAGTCCTGGTGCTTACAATACTACCTATTTTTACTTTTGATTTTGTATCGTCAGTTATCTGAGCTCTTTTTGCTTTTAAATTATTTTTAGATTTTTCAGTAGGATTTGGTAAGTTTCCTTTTGAATCAACCTTTGTAGGCTGTATAATATTTACATCTTCTTCAGTAATAACCTCTCCACTAGCAATCTTTCCAGAAATAGTATTCATAAAATCAATTACTTCTTTATCAGTAAATTCTTTTAATCCTACTAACTTGGCTAATTTATCTAACCACTCCTTAATTATATTCTTAGCTGGTTGGCTAAGGCTAGAGAAGTTTTCTGCTAAGTATCCTACAAGCTCAGCTAGTTTTTCTTCGTTCCAAAGATCACTTTCAGCATCATATCCATTCTCTACAAAGTCTTGTAATTTAGCCTTCATATCAGCAGGTAATACTTTTTCAATAGCAGCCATCATAGCAGCAGTTACTCTTTTAGCTTCTGGATCAGTCTTAACTATGTTTAAAAGTATAGCATGAAAAACCTCGTGAGCTACAGTCCTACCATTAGCTCTGTTTGGGTTGATATGAATCTTACCGCCAACAAAAGCGCCTCCGCTATTTTCGTCAGCTCCTTCATTAATCGCAGCTTTGTATTCAGCTTCTGTATTGTAAAGAATTATACCAGTACCAGGTAATATTCTAGATAATGCTGTTTTTGCTTTTTGAACTAACGAAGGTAAATCATTTGACTTTTCACTCTCATCAATTACTTCTTGCACAGTATTTGCCTCTGTAGTCAAAGCCTTTGCCTGACCAACAAAACTATCTCTATAAGCCATAGCCTCGTCATAATCCTCAAAAGTTTTCTCCTCTATATCTAATTCGTTATTAGGGTCATAAACCATAGCAACAACATCAGGAGTACCGTGCTTCTCTTTATTATAACCATCAGGAACTCCATACTCCAAACTAAAAGGGACTCTAGAAACTATTCTGAATCCTGCCTTCTCATATTGTTTTGTAAGATATCCATCAAAGTTATCTAACTTAATACCTCCGGCCTCTACAGCTTTATTCAATAAGTCCTGAGCAACTCCCTTAGCTTTAGATGTTAATTTTTTAAATAATCCAGCTATGTCACCATCAGGTTTAACTAATGCAGATCCGTCAGCAGTGTCTATAATAGTTCCTTTAGCGGCATCTTCAGGAGATACCTCACTAACTGACCAATATGTTTCAGGATCAGATTCTTTTGTTTTAGCTAACTCTTCAACGTATGCTTGAGGTGTAATTTCTGTAGTAGTCTCTTGTGTAACTTCGATAGCAGGAGCTTCTATAACAACTTCATTTGTAGTCTGATTCTCAGCGGATTCAACTTCTTCATTAGTTTGCTCTTTAGAATTTCTATAGTTTTCTAAAGCTCTTTTTTCTATTTCAGTATCGCTTATAACTACTTCTTTACCTTCTAACTCTGGATTAGCTACTATTTTTTCAGCTGTCAACTCATTAGCAGCTTGTTCCTTTAACTTAGCTTTTTCCTCTTTAGATATTGTAGTTAATTCATTATAACTACCGTTAAGTATTCCATTTCTATTTTGTTCTTGATAATCAAATTCAGCTTTTAATTCTTTTATTTTATCATTCTTTATCTCTCTTGAAAAATTAGAATTATAAACTTCATTATATTTTTCCTTTAATTCCTTTTGCTTTTGGTTTATATCTAACAAAGCAGATTTTTCTCTTACAGATAAATTAACTCCCTTATTAGCATTGCTAGCAACAACATCAAAGGCCTGATTATTTAAAGAATTCATCTTCTTGTATAAATCAGCTGTTTCAGATTCTGTTAGTAGTGGATTACTATCAATTTCAGATTTTATTTTTTGTATTTGATTCATTAAAGATTGAACCTCTTTTATACTCTTAGTATCTGAATATAATTTTGATTGAGCTACAGCAAAACCTAAACCTCCTCCAATAACAGACATAGATCCGCCCATGCCAGTACCAGCAAAAAATGACTCAGATCTTTGTTCGTTCTTATCGAAGTCAGTTTTAACAATACCTAATAATTCTTCGTCAACTACAAACTGACCCTCAGTAGTTACTAATTCAGTAGTACCTTCTAAGCCAGCATTATAAGAAAACTTACCTATAGAGTTTAACGTAGTTTTAAATAAACTATCCTTAAATAATTTTCTAGAAGCGGAAGAAGCTGCGGAAACAGTTCTTTCTAAATCCTTAAGTATCCTTGCTGTACCTAATTGCTCAGGGATAAATTCAGCTCCAGCATATAGCCATCCGGCAGCTAATTTTTCTCCGTCAGAATAAATTCTACCAAATGGTTTTTTAGCTTCATCTTCTAATTCTTTTATTTTTTGACCTCCAGAAGACATAGATACAAGAGCTGTACCAGCTGGACCTCCTAAATAAATTGTACCAAGTATAGGAATTTGTTCAGAACCTAATTGAGTTGCATATGATCCTAAATCAGACCAACTATTTAGTTTAGTTGCTTTATATCTATAAAATGGAGATGTAAGGTCTTCACCTTCTTGCATAACATCAGATGCAGAGTCAGAAAGTAATTGGCCTAGTACTGGATTTATTCCTGTTCTGTTCTGCTTAAGAGTTTCTCCGGCTAACTTCGTAGCTCCTCCAGCTATTGTTTTTAATCCTCCATAAAATAAACTTGCGCTTTTCTCAAAATCATTATAGTTATATTTAAATAATTCTAATTTCTCTTGATCATCATTAGCTAATTTTAAAAGGCTATCGTAGTTTTTTGACAAATGATCCAGACCATCAGCCGCTTTTTTAGCCTTCTCTAATAAAGAGTTGTACTTATTTATTTGTTCTGGAGTTGGATTTTTCTTGTCAACTTTTTTAGAGTATTCTTCAAACTGAGATATTTGAGATTTAAATACCTCAGCACTAGCGACTTTCTCTCTTAATATATCGTTACTTCTAAGTTGGTTTAGTTTTAACTCTTTCCAAATACCTTCTCTATCGTATCCTCTAGGTAGATATCCGTCTATTAATGAGTGTAGTTGATCTTGCTCGTCATTCTTTAAGAATATCTCCTTAGCCTTTTTATTTATCTCTTGTTCTGTTATTTTAATTTCAGGTGCTTTTTGACCTTTAGGAACATTTAATTCAGCTTGTTTTTCTTCTATAAGTAATTTTCTAGCAGCTTCTTTTTCTGCTTGTAAAGGTCTATAATCTCCTATTTTAAAATCTTTATCTCCGCCTAATTGCTCGTTAATAAAGTTTAATGGAGTACCTACAAATGTATTATATGACTTTTTTAAACCTTCCTTTACTCCATCAATAAATTGAAATTGATCAACTTCATCATTATATCTTTCTAGAGATTTTTGAGGATTTATATTTTTTAACGCATAGTCATAAGCGTCATTTGCTACTTGCAGACTTTTATTTACTGGAGTATAGTTTTCAGTTGGTTTTATTAATCCAGAATCAAATGCATTAGCACTACCAATTAATCCTGATGATCCTTTAGGCGTACTTCCACTTGAAGAACCCGATGCCGGTTGAGGTATCTGTTTGTCTATAACCAACGAAGTATACGCATCCTTCGGTTGTGAGTTTGATCCCCATACTTCTTCTTGAGAAGTAGGCTGAGAAGTTACTTTTTTTTTTACTTCAGAATAACCACTTAAATCTAAATTTAATTTTTTTCCTTCTTTGTATCCACTTAAATCTAAGTTTAATTTCTTTTTAGGATCTGGCATATTATTTGTTTTTTAAAGCTTCTATAATTTGTTCTCTTGTAGCTCCTGGATTTTTTCCCATTAAATATTTAATCTCACTATCAGTATATTTCTTAGCTGATTGGCTGCTTGGATTATTGAATAAAGATTTAGCTTCTGCTAAACTTGAAATCCTATTACCTGTATTTGGATTAATTAAGTAATTGATTCTTTTTTTAAATTCAATATTATTTTCAGAATATCTTTTAGATACAGTTTTACCTGTTATAGCACCAGGTTCTCCACCTATTGAATAAACATCCTCACCAGTTCCAGTAACTACATCAACAAACAATTTACCATTAGAATCTACTCCCCAAGTAGGTATGTTTTCTGTTTTAGGTCCTATTCTAATGTTAACTCCAGACATAGGTATATAAGCCCCTTTATTATTTGGTAAAACCTCTATACCGGATGCAAATTGATTTTTACCCGGTTTATTTTTATTGTCATCATCACCTCCACCTCTTGGTGCCGGTGGTCTATATGTATTTTCTTCTTGCTTAAGCGTACTGTTTACTTGTTGAAGTATGTTTTCTTTAATGACATTCTTAGCAGCTTCCTCTTGCTCTTTAGTAAGCACGGGAGTATTCATTCCAGTAGAAGAATCCTTTTGCATTAATATTTTATCTTTACTAGCTTGCTTCGGATCGTCTACTAAATTATAATTACCTACCTGACCTAAAATAGTAGTCATCTTATAAGGATTTGAAGCAATAATAGTAGCTGTGTTTTCTAGCCAATCTCCAAAACCAGGACGCTTGCTCGCGTCTTCAATAGTCCATATTCCTCCTGCGGGTGGCTTACTTAGAATTTCTTGAAACTTACCAAGATCCTTAGTATAAGGAGCTATTTCTTTAGGAATATCAACCTTGCCAATAAATGTAGATCCGTTGGTCTTTATCCATGCAGGTGGTTGCAAGCTAGACTGATCTATCTTTCCATCCTTTAATGTACCAATATACCCTCTACCAGTTAATGGGTCAACATAAAATTCTTTGTTACTTAAATCTAAAGCTTCTCCCTTTTGTTTTTGATTATACTCGTCTATAATTGATGTCTGTCCTTTACCTAACAAGTCCATATACTTTTCATAATCAGACTGTAAGGTTTTAACAACATCATTAATATCTGTAAAAGACTGCTTCATATTTTGCTTAATCTCAGCAAATTGTTTACCGCTTATTTTGTTAGATTTACGTAATTTTTCCGCTTCTAAAATCATAGGTTTTGATTGATAGACGGCATTAGTTATAAAACCATTCAAACCTTGGTTTTGACCTAGAGATATTTTGTTTATTGAGTTATATAACTCATTAGTATCTTTTCTTTCCTGTTCCCTTTTAGCCTCTCTAGTAGCTTCTTGCTGAACTAAAGTATCCCTAACATCGTTGATAACTGTAGACCAATCTAGCGTTGGGTTAGCCTTAGTTTCGGCTGGATTTACATATCCTAAGTATTCTGCCATAATTAAAGTCTCTTAGGGTTAAATGAGAATTGAGGTAATGAATTTTGTATAGGAGATATTGTACTTACAGCGGCGAATGGATTAAATGCGCTCTGTCCAATTACAGAAGGTTGTTGATACTTCATATACTTATTAAAAACATCAGATCCAGTACCATTAGTAATACTAGTAGTATCAGAATACTCAGGAATTAATCCTCCTAGTCCTTTTATTAAATCACCTCCAGCACCTATTGCTTTTTGTTGAGCCTGTAGTTTAGCCATTTGAGCTGCTGCCGAAGCCTCTTGAGCCCCTGCTAATCTTTGACCTTCCATAATAGCTAACTGATCAGCTGTCTGTCCTGCCTCTTGAGCCTGTAACTTACCTATATTAAATAAGTCTTGACCTAAAGCATCTCTAGTCTTAGCTTCTTGATCAGCCGCAACAGCCTGTACTTTACCAACACCACCTAATAGTAATCTTGGATCGCCCTCTTGAAGTGCCGACATAGCTTGTTGTTGTTGAGCTGTAGTCTCTCTAAACTCTCTATCGTATGCTTGCATAGGAACTTGTAGCCCTTCAAAAAAGTTTTGACTTAACAATCGTTCCTGTTCAGCTGCTGACTTTTCTACTTGTCTATCAGCTGCTCTTTGTAGTTCTTTTTGTTTACTAGCTTCAACCAAACTCATTCCGATGTTAGCTGCTCCAAGTCCTAAAGATACCCATGGCATTGCTGCCGATGCGGCTCCAGCTAAACCTCCGCCTGTACTTGCTGCTGCTCCAGTAGCTCCTGCTGCTCCTTGTCCCATAACTATATATTTTTTATGTATTCGTTAACGTTATCTCCAGACATTAAATATCCGTTATCTTCGAATATTTTCTTTAGTACAGGAGTCTTACTTACAGTCATTATAAACTTACGTCCAGACTGTTTTAAATATTGTTCTGTAAACTTTACTAAGTAATCTAAGGATCCAGAACGTAACACCTTAGTGCTATTTTTATTTCCTGTTATAAATCCAACCCAACACACGTCAGAATCGCTTAAATAAACAGGTATTGCATATAAATCTATTCCTTTATTACTCACTACAAATATGTTGTTTGGAAGAGCATCAATACTCATTACTGGAAATTTCCAGTCTGTCCACCACTTACATAATGTGTCGTAAAAATCATGTTTATTCTCTATTCTACAGGAAAACATTTTTTTTACAAAGATAACAAAATTATGGGTAACTTTTAAAAATGCTGCTTCCTACCGAAAACAATTCAACTCTTGACGTACTATCATTCTCTAATTCAAACTGCATATAGTATCCTCTAGCTCCATACGACTCCGCTGTGCTATTCTTTAAACATAAGACATAGTCAGATATTAACGGAATATTTCCTCCTGTTACAGATGTGTTTATGGTAATTGAATTACTTGACACAGATGTAATAGGTCCTAACTTCATAAGGGCTCCAGCATTATTCTTGTAAGCAATGTCTCCAACATTTATGATACTTCCGATACCAAAACTAAACGTCATTACTACCGCGGCAGGATTAACTGAATTTACAGATGACACTCCGCCTATTCCCTGAGCTGATCTCATTGATAGATTAGTATCTGACTCGTATCTTCTTATGTATCCGAAGTAGTCTCCTTCCTTTAATGTAAAATAAGATGGACTAATGAAGCCTGTGTCCAAATCAGTAACAACATTACAGTTCCAAGAATCGTCGCTATTTAACGATACGGTCTTAAAGTTCTTTACCGTTCCGTTTTCTACATTGAACACACTAGTTATCTTAGAGTTATACTGAACCCCATAGAAGTTATTTCTAACTTCATTGGAGTTGTGTCTGTATAAGTTTCCGTTCTTAAATGTATAGAAATAAGAGTTCATACCAATCATTTTTTCTGGTATAAAAGAGAAGAACGATGTCCATCCTTTTGAGTCTTCGCTAAATGATAGTGTATATGCCATTTTATTTATTTATTATTAAACACAAGGAGCACATCCTGCTATTGATACTATTGAAGAGGCTTCAAAGTTTACAGGATATCCTAACCAAATTTGATTTATGGTAGTTTCTACACCTAAATTATTTATATAAGTAACTGAACCTCCACCTGGATGCACTGGATCATCTAATTCCCAGTATCCATCATAACAATAAGCTGTAGTAGGTATTGTACAGCTAGCTATAGCTGTTAATAACCCCTCAAACTGTTGTCTATAATTTCCTCCGAAAGAATAATATCCGTCAGGAGCTTTTGTTGTTAATGCAGTATCAGTCCATACAGCTGTTGCCGTAGAGAAGTCTGCTGTGTCTATGTAGTATGTTGAACTTGTTGCCATATTTTATTATTTTATTATTTTTTTATTAAGAACATGAATTTTGTATAGCACTAATTAATGTTGTTGCATTAAATGAAGTATTATATTGACCTCCTGTATTTGTAGCTAAACCTTGCCAAACTGTTAACGAAGCTCCTGAACCTAAAACCAATACCTTTATTCCTTTAGATATACAATCGTTTGTAAGTTGAGTTACTTTGTCTTGATCTATTTGGTTGTAAATATCATCATTACCTCCTGGTTCTGCATCTGTTATTAATATTATATATTTAGCAACACCTTGTCTAAATGAATTTGTAAAATCAGAATTAACAATTAAATCTATAGCCATATCTGAAGGTTCTGGTATACTAACACCCCATCCTAAAGGCATAATTGCTGTATTTATTTTATTTAACTGATTAGTAAAAGAAATTTCATTGTTTAATTGAAACATCTCCATAGCTGTTATCCATTGATATTTACCAGATATACCAGTGTTTATATATTTTTGATTAGTAGGTAAAGATGTGTAATATTCACTTTGACTATAGTCATTTGGAGCGCCAGAATAACTTCCTGAAAACGAAGCGCTTATACCTTCATCAGCTAATACTAAAGACAATCTATAATCGTTAGTTCCTGATTGAGTATCTATTGTAGATATTATAGCCGCCGCACCACTTTTAGCTTCTTCTATAAAATCACCCATACTTCCAGTATAATCAAAAACAAAAGCTACATCCATACCTGAGTCACAAGAATAAATAGGATCGCAATCACATGCTAACACACTATCAGTAGCATCATAACAAAGGCTTATCAAATAACTATCTACCGGCGGTAGTGTACAACTTTCAACTTCAATAAGCGAAGGACACTCTGTGCCTCCATTAGAAGCTGGAGTAATTACCGTTCTGGTTCTAGATCTAGACTCGTCTACACACTCTGACCATTCTGACCATTCTGATACCGTACAATTAACAGGTAAGCACCCATTACAAGCATCAGAAGATGACAGTGCATCATAACATAGTTCAATTTCATACGAAACAACACAGCCGACACAAGCTTCCGCTGAACTATCGACATCATAACACAACTCAATACTATATGCATTCACTAAATCCCATACCAAATACAAGTACTGATATCCACTAGGATTGTTGTATACAAACGAAGACTCATACTTCCCCGTAACAGGATTAACTATTGGTGTAGCTTCTACTAGTAAAGGTCTTAGTGTGTTTATTTCTGATTCAGTATATAACGTATCAGATACTAAGTACTTGAATGAGTTAGCTAATGGATCAAAATCAAAAGTGTCTGTAATGTATTTCTCAGATTGAATCTTAATCGCACTTCCAATCGCAGGAATAACTCCTACAGAAGGTTGAGCAGTATTAGAATTGTACAAAGACACTCCGTCACTTTCAAGTAATACAAAGTCAATATTAGTCGGGCTTGTATATCCGTCAAGCGTCCAGTTGTAGTTATTATGAATAGTTTCACCTTCGTTTGATGGAGAGTTAATTACTATTCTAACAACTGTTATAGGATCAGATACAGTACAGTTAAATACAAAAACATAAGTAGCGTCTACTGGAGTAATGGTAACTGTTGCAAATGTTGGGTTTACTTTTGTCTTGTTAAATATTAGTGTTCCAGATCCTGATACTATTTCATTTATAACAGTAGTGCCGTCATAAGAAACGGATACAGTGGCCGATCCTCCTTCAAAGTTGTAATCAAAAGAAGCCTCTCCAATAACACTTCCAAACTCTAAGTTAAACAATAACTCGTTATTAGCATCATCCTGAGATATAGTAAATCCACACTCAAACGTCTCTACTGGTGCTGGAGTTGTATCGTCTGTTAATGAAAGTACATACTCTTTTAAGTACGGATCATAACCTCCAATTTTAACTCGGCTTATACTATCCTTAAATTCATTTCTAAACCAACCATTCATGCCTAGTTTAGATATTGGAATCAACGCATCTGACTGAGACGCTCCGCCCTTTAAATTAATAACAGACGTTCTCTTAGTGTCTGTAAAATAAATATCCTCTCCCCAAGAAGTAAAACTCGCAGCATCATTACTAATTCCGTACTCCTCTATTCTAGTTATCTGTGTACCAAGTACTTCAGGAACAGATGTAATTGCTCCTCCACCTGCCGCGTCAGAAAGTAAATTCTTTTCAACAAGTACGTAAGATATTTTATCTTCTTGCAGTGTTAGTACATCTTTTTTTCTTCCGTGAAGTATATTGATTGGACCAAATGATTTTTCACAGTCTTTAAAGTTTGCCAATGCTAAGTTAAATTCGTTTAACTTATTAACATTAGTTTCCTCGTTGTATATTCCGCTGTATGTTATTCCTGCGTATCTATGCGCTTCTTTAAAATCTTCTTGAGAAACAGCAGTAACTCTGCTTCCAAGATAGAACGGAGCGCCAGTTAATGAATCTCCTATCTTATAACTCTCAACCCCATTACCAAATGTAAAGCAGTCAAAGAAGTTTAAGTTTACGGTTGCAAAAGCATTAGATATGGATTGGTTTACTACGTTTCCTTGGTGGTACCCGTCAATAATATCAAAGGATTCACTTCCTTCAAAGTATGTCTCTCCATTAGCTTCTGCAGCTTCTGTTTCAAATACTATTACAGATTCAGCTCTTTGTACTTGTATTTGACAACTTATTCTTGAATATTTAGGATTTATTCCTCCGCATTTAGGCGTACCGCTTTTTATAACAAAAAATAACCTTCCGTCAGTAGAGTCCTGTTGAAATTGATACTGATTAGTTCCTGCAATATTTGGAATATCTCCGGTATAAGCACCTGGTGTTTCTATAAAATCATTTTCGTTTACAGTATCATCTCCTCCAGTTGAATCACCAGATGTTAAATCAATATTATCTCCTCTTATAAAAGCATATAAGCTCAAATAATCTTGAGATGCAGTAAATGATTTAGTGAACGTATACGTTCTTTCTCCACAACTAGATCCTCTAGCAAATCTAAACACTTTAAAGTTAATATTTATCAAACTCCCAGCTGGAACGTCATACGGAGAGAATTCTAACTCACCCGGATCTCCAAATAACGGATTATCTATATAACAAGGATAAGATAGACTAGGATAATTACCAGATGAACCTAATTCACCTTCATCTATAAAAGAATTCTCTGTATATGTTGCGGAGAAATTAGACGGCTTTAGCTTCATGTATAATCCAGCCGGCTCAATAATATCTTTCTCGGATTCGTTTTTATTATCTGCAATAAAATCTTTAGATTTAGCTTCTAAGGCTAATACTTTTGTTTTTACAAGGCTTTTTACAACCCCGTTTGAATCTGCCTTTACAATTAATGTAGAGTTTTCTTGAACCTTACTTCTATTATCTCCATCTAATTTAAACCAAGAAAATCCAGAGTCTTCTTCAAAATAAATATTAGAGTATACTACCTGATACTGACTCTTAGATGGTTTTACTACAAACTTATATTTAGTAGCCCATGTAGGAGCTAAACTATTTATATTTACTCTTATATAATTTTTTGTATCAGAATTGTATGTAGGTACAAATACCGTGTTATTAGTATCTACTAAAGCAGTAGAACTACGCCCATACTCATCCATATATACAATGGCTGCCTCGTAATCTCTATTGCTATGTAAGCTCTGTTTAGATCCTAATTCAGAAAAACTAGCAGATGTTATAGCGTTTGAAAGATATTCATAAGCATAAACAAAAACTCCAGGAGAAGATTCAAAACTAAACTTTATAGCAGGAATTTGGATTCCTATTACATCTGATCCTAATGACGCAGATATAATGAAAGATCCATCAGGGCTTGCTATTCCGCTTCCGACTTCATTCCATCCAGATTTAGTAACTATCTGACAGTTAAAGAAATCTGTCAATGAAGTTCCAGCGCAAGCATTAGAATATACCTCATGAGTAGATATGGCGTCTATAAATTCTTGACTAGTAGCCAACTCATAAACACTTCCATAGCCCTTCTGAATATTAAATATAAAATCATACTCAAAACTATTTTGCGGAGCATCAGTATAAGATGCATCTCCAGAATAAGAGTCGTGCTGCAAGTTTATGTTTATCGAAAGATATGATCCGCTAGTTAACGAAACACCTTCTAAATCTATATTAAACTGAGCGTTATTTACCGTTTTAGTAGTTGAAGAATCTATAGTATATACTGTTCCGTCAGTTAAATCTACAGGTAACTCAACAAAGCCAACCTCTTCAGATATTAAACTTAAATCATAATCTATATCTATAGCGTTCCCATTCTCGTCCTCTATGTTGTATCCATCAACATAGTTACCATACATTAATCTATTACCCATTGTTGTCTGGGCCTTAGCTAATCTAGGTACGTTATCAAAAAGACGAAGCAATTCACTTTCTGTTAGCGTAGTGTATATTTTTTTATTTGTAAATGTTATTTCTTGAGGACTATTATCGAACCATCCCTCTTGTTTCTTATTGTATTTTTCTATAACGTTTACAATGTTAGAATCAGAAAATTTAAAGCAAAGATCAATGCCAACTACATTCTTATCTCCAGTATTAAAATTAATATTAACTGAGTTAAATATATTTTGCATTCCGGCATTTTCAAATGTAGAATAATCTATACTAAAATTACCAGGCTCAAACGCTATTTCACTAAACTGAGATAAAGCACTGTACTCTCCATCTTTATATTTGTATCTGTAAGCAAAGGATATAAACTTATCTGTTATGTAGTTCTCTTCGTCAGGAACAAACGCAAGTGTAATATTAGGCGCTGATGATGGAGGTGCTACTATTACAGATATATCACTCTCATCAATTTGATCTACACCTAATATAGGGTCAGGATAGTTTCTGTCTACATTTATTTTTCTAGGCGGATTTAAATTATCTGTCCAAAACAATAAGTTATCTATCAAGTTTATCCCTGTTACTAAGTACTTAGGATTAAAGTTGAGCACCTCTTCAGATATAATGTGATACTTTAATAGATTGTTATTAGTGTTAAACGAAACAACCATATCAACTAACGGAGATGCAACAAGCCAATATATCGTCTCTTTAGATCCATCCTCATACGCACCAATACAGGTAGCATCTACAAGAGGAGATCCGTTATACTGTAGTGTAGTTAACTTTATATTCCCCTTAGTATTCTCTACAGCACCGATACTATTATTTTCAGTAGATCCAATTCTAATATTCAACGCGTCAATGTACTCCCCAGCAGGGACTACACGCTCGTCAAAATCCTTATTCATTCTACCGGCAATGAAATTTACATCAACGTTTGCCATATATCTTACTTAATCCATTTATCACGACCTCTCATATTCATCAATAATCTACCCGGATGAATATTACTTAATCTTATTTTTGCGTTTCTTAGAAGGGCTGTTTTATCCTTCTTAGCTCTATTAACTACATATTCTTGAACTCCAACTTTAGCGTTTAATATAGCATACTTAATGTACGCATATATAAACTCTTCGGCCAACTTATTTATACTAACTTTAGAGTCATCACCATCCTGCATACCATCAGAAATGTATTCTAAAATACACAGCTCTCCAGCCATACCAGAACCAAAATTAATGACACCTGAAGCTTTATCTATTCTATAAGTAGGATTAACGTTAGCCGTCTCGGTATTTAAACCATAGTTGGCTCCAACAGCATAATCAAAGTACCAGTTCTGATCTATGTTTACACCTTCTCTTCCAGCGTATAATCCACTTCCAGGATACATTGTCTTTTGTTGATTAGTAACTCTATCGTAATCTAAAACAGAAGTACCTTCAAGTACTTTTCCATCTTGATCAAATAATACTCTACAATTATTATCCTGTAAATAACTATTGCTGTAATTCGTTTGAATGTTTTCAGTAAGCGGTCGTAATACACCATCCTTATAAAGAGATATTCTAACGTAGTTTACGTAATTGTTTGGTAATACGAACTTAAGGTCGTCACAGATACTGATCTCTAGCACCTTAATTTCCTTAAGTGCGTCGTAGTTTATTTCTTGAATTCCTCTCTTTGCGTGGAATAATACATTGTATCTCTGTACGTTATTTATTAATTTATCGTTACCAACATACATAAGCATAAAGTTATTCACGATATCTTCTAATGATATGTATTGGTACGATCCCCAATTTTCTCCTTCAGGTATGTTACCTGAATTCTCATAGTATTGATAACCAGTTAAATATGCCATTATTATCCTTGAGTTTGTTGATTCTTAACTTCTTCCTGTGTCCCGAAAGTAAACACATCTCCTTCTCTGATAGATATACCAGCGAACTGAAGTATCTTAGCTGTTAGTAACGGCTCGTCTGTTAGTGGTAACTCAAAGTCTTGGTAGTCAGATGCGGATTGATTAAACAACGGCTCTCCTCCTGACAATGAAGTATACGTCCACTTAGGATCCTTAGGATACCTAATGTACTGAGTACTAACGTTTGACGCTATAGATGTTGGGTATACATTGATACTATCTCCCTCTAAAACATAAGCAGGGTATAGTATCGATGGTGCTGTTAGATTAGATGAAAGTAAATTTAGTATCTTATCTTGTGATACCCTGTCAATTTCTTTTGACCCGTATCTTACAGTATTTAAATAGTAAAAGTCACTAGGTAAATCAAATACAGGAGTTGTAAATGTTAACGAAGCTGTAGAAGACAAGCTATCAATAACCTCTTCAACATTTTTTACTATATCTGCATATCCACTTCCAGACTGTCTAGCATTCTGCTTTAGTATCCATGTGTTGTACTGATAGAAGTAGTCTTCAAATATATCTAACTGTGCTTGTTTAGCGTACAAGTTGAAGTCGTCTGGGGTGATATACCCAAAATTATTCTTGTTAGCTACAGACAATACAGTATTTCTTACTGAGTTTATCATTCTTAAAAACTTTTTACAAAGATAATAAAAAAAAGCGCCCTGTAAAAGAGCGCCTTTAAGCATGAAAAGAAAAGTAATTTACTCGATTTTATTCTCAAGTAATCTCAGTACTTCAATACCTTCATCTGTTTGTAGGTAAGAAGCTAATATGTAAATATGATTCTCTCCGAATGGGACAGTCAATAATTTTTTCTTGTTTTGTGGAAGATTAAAGTAAATATCTCTATTTTTATTCTTCATTTTTAACAAGTCATACTCGAAGAATTTAGCACATGTATTACGTAACTGTAACATCGGATCGTTCAACATTTCCAAGAATGATGTTGGATAGTTTCTTGCGTATACAAATACGTCTCTCTTTAATTCAGCAGTAGACATTTTTTCGATCTTAGATCCTAATAGAACTCTAGCTACAGCCTCTAACGAGTCGATATCTAAGTCTCTAGCAGCAATCTGAGCATCTAATTCACTTGTTAATTTATCAATATCAGAAGAAGCATCCTTCTCTGTATTAACCTCTTCGAATACACTTCCATTACCTGGGTGTAAATCTAAGAATTTTTGTAAAACTGGATTTGTTTTAGAAACCTTTAAGGCTCCGTCCACAAATACAATAGGTTCTAAAATAGCGTTACCATCCTGTTCGTCTTCGAAAGGACTCTTCTGGTTAACTGCATATCTTAAAGGTCTGTTTGATTGTCCGTCGAAGTATAACAATGGTGCTCTATGAGTATTTCTAGATGACAACATGTAGGATAACGGAGTGTGTTTTTTCTTAAGTACGTAGATCTTGTCTACAGACATAGCTTGATTTTTCATTTGATAAGATTTAAATTTTTAAAAAATAGAGAGGGACAATTAAGCCCCTCTCTTATTATAACTATTTTCTAGTTCTCGAACAAGAAGAAGTTGTTAGCACCTAAAGTACATAAAGCTCTTTCTGACAAGAAGTGAACTTCCATAGCATCTAAGCTAGAAGTTTGTGCTCCACCAGCAGAACCAGTAATCCAAGTTTTGTAACGTCTGTCTTCAGTCTCAGAAGCTCTATAACGAACGTGTAAGAATGGACGTTTAGCGTTTTTACCAAGAACTTGATCGTAAACAGTAGTAGATCCAGCAGGAACTAATACACCGTTAATAGCTCCACCAACTACTCCACCTCTAAGTGTAGCGTCGTTCAAGTATTTCCAGTCAGTTTTGTAGAAATCGTAACCTCTACGGAAACCTGTAAATCCTAAGTTCAATGCCATTTCTTTATCGTTGTCAAACAAACCATAAGAAGTACCGCCAGCACCGTAAGAGTTTTGAGCAGCCAACATATCGTCGATATCGAAAGAGAACTGACGGTTCAAGAACAATACGTTTTCTTCGATAGCTCCTTGTTTGTCCAAACGTTGAATAATAGCATCAAAGTCAGATAATGCAGTTGGATTTCCACCAGCCCATACGTTACCTCTTTGTCCTACAGCGTAGAATAAACCTTCTGACCCTTTGTTTCCAAAAGCAGTGTTAGCGATAGCTCCTGAATTAGCTTCAGCAGGTACAGCTTCAATCATAGACATTTCTAAGTAATCTTCGAAACGCAAACGAGTTTCGTGCTCAGATTTAATGTACCATAAGTATCCAGTAGCTCCATTTTCAGTAGTTACTTCAACCCATCCAATTTGAGCCATGTCAGATCCAGAAACAGCGTATTTCTCTTTAATGATGATTGGGCTGTTTTCGAAGATATCGTCTTGAGCCTCTAAAGATTCAGTTTGACCTTCAGTTCCTTTTTTAAATTCAGAACCATAAACGAAAGCAGTTACTGTAGCAGTAGCAGCAAAAGTTTGACCAGCAGCCTCATAGTAAGCAACATCAAAAGTACCAGCAGCATAATCTACTGAAGTAATGATGGCTTTGTTAGAGTTAGCAGCAGCAGCATTATCTGATAAGAAAACTGTTTGTCCTGGTTTGAAAGCGATAGACCCTGTTAAGGCATCACTAACTGTAATTGTAGCAGTATCTCCACCTACAGCTGCGTCAGAAGCACAGTCAATGTATTTAGTGTGAAGACGACCTTGCTCTGCCCATTTGATAAGGTCCGAGTTAGACGGCATCTCAGCTCCAACTGCTCTTAAGAAAGATGCAACAGAACGATTTCCGTAACGTTCGAATTCTTTTTCATAAGTATCAGGAAGATACTGATTCAAGAAGTCAAAATTTGTGATGTAGTTAGTGCTTAATGTTTGTCTTGTAGCACTAGGTTGTAATGCAAACCCTGGGGTTGCTTGTACTGATCCAGCCATTTTGTTTTAGTTTTGTTTGTTATTTTTTATTACTTTTTATTCTTAGTCCTCTTCCGCTATCGCTGTCAGAAGCCACTACTTTAAATCCAGACTGAGCAATTGATTGTGGAGCGTTTCTCATCTCCATATCGATATTTTTAATTTTTTTGGTGTTATCTAATAACGCCTCTGCTCTACCTTGTTCATAAAAGAACTTAGCCATTTTCTCCGGATTCATTGCCGCTGCTAATGAACGATGATAACCAACATGATCCGAAATTAATCCATCAGAATCTAAATACTTAGATATGAAATTAACTACATCTGATTGAGCTCTCTTTGTCTCTGCCACATCTCCCGGCGAAAACTTAATTGTCTTATCTCCGACATTGAAATCAAAACCTTTGAATTCGTCTGAAAAAAGTTCTTCAGTTTTCTTTTGAAAGTATTGAGACTTTCTTAAACTCTCTTCCTGTTGACTACTGGAATCTTGAACGTATTTCTTGTAAGCATCGTAAGCTTCTTTTTCGCCATCAGAAACCAATCCACCTTTTGACTCAAGAGGCGTCTTATAAGTTTCTTTATACTCATCAAAAAACTTTTTAGCTTTAGCAAGCTCTTTTTTCTTAGCTATTTCCTTCTTCTTAATTTCCTTTGGGTCATCAAGGTCCTCATCATAATCAAACTTATCCTCGATCATATACTGGATATCATCTCTGTCTAAGTCCTCTTCCGTTTGAGAGTAGTACTCAACTAATAAATCGTTAGGATCCATGTCGTCAAAGTTTTTGTTTAATTTAACAAAATCTTCAATTCCACGACCCGTTTCTTTTTTGTATTTGAAATATGCAGCTACGTCTTCTGGTAAGTCCTCTTTCTTTTCTTCTCTCTCTGCGATAAGATCGTTAATAGAGTTTACTTCCTTTCCGTATCTGTTTTTAATATATGAAAGAACGTCATTATCTTCTAGCTCTGCCTTTGCTGGCTCTACTTGTGATTCTATTTCTACTTCAGGCTCTTGTTGAACTTCTACTTGTTCTGGTTGTGCAATACTCTCCTCATGCTTAGCCAATAACTCTTGTTCAACTTCTTGTACTGATTTTTGCTCGGCGACACCTAAGTCCCTTACAGTGAAAGTGTTTTCCATTTGATTTAATTTTTTGCAAAGTTAATTATTATTATATTATATTATCTAGGCTCAAACTCAGCAAAATCCATTCCATCCAAACTATCCTCATTTGACTCGAATGTCATCGGAGGAAGGTTATTTTTTCGTTGATCAATTAGTTTAGACTGCTGTGTGTTTTGTAGGCTTATACGCTTATCTTTTGCTTCTTCCTTCAAAGTTTCCTTTGTTTTCACGGCCTCAACCTCTACTCCTTTAAGTTGCATTTGCATCTGGAATTCTAACTGCATCAGCTCCATCTTCAACTGAGCCTCGCTCTTCATCTTCTCGATTTCATAGGCAACCTCTGCCTGCTTAATCTGCATTTTAGATTGAGTTTCAGCTTGTATATTTTGCATTGCTGTCTGAGCTGCCATCTGCTGTGATTGCATTTGGATCTGACCCTGCATTTGTTGCTTAGCCTGCTCATTCTTTTGAATAGCCTCTTCTTTTTTCTTTCTCTTAAGTTTAAGCAACTGATTAGCTAACTTAAGATTTCGCATCTCTCTAATATCAATTGCGTCTTCTAAGTAAATAGAATCACGAGATAATGCTAAGCTAATGTTTTGTTCTAGCTGAGCCTTCTCTTCTTCATCTGGAGATACCTCGATAAATATACCAAAGTCATAAATATATAAATCCTTAATCTCATCCAATATACCTACATTGTACTTACCAATTTGGTTGATAAACTCTTCTTTAAAGTCAGAGTACTCTAAGATATCGGCTACTCTATATGAAATAGCTTCAGCTAATGACTTGGTAACAAATAAGCTAGACTCTAGTATGTGTCTTGTAGCTGTATTTGAATTAAGAGCAGCCAGCTTTTGTACGCCGACTAACGAGTTAGGGTCAGGATTAGATCCGTCTCTAGCTTCATTCAATCCAGTAACATCTCTAATCATACTTAAGTAGTGATTATAACTACCTACTAAACTAGCAATTTTACCTTGTCCGCTATTAGAGTTAAGTTCTTGAATAGGAACTCTAGCGTTGTTAAACTCTCCATCTCCTGTATAACTTCTACCAATTACACTACCTGTCTGGAAGTATAATCTTAATGCGTCTTCAGGATTGTATGCAGCACCATTACCAAGGTCTACCTCGTTAAGTCCATCGGCATCAATAAATACACCGTCAGGAACTACCTTAGCAATTACTTGTTGTAACTTTAAGTGAGTCATTTGAATCAAGTCTGCAAAAGGGATCATTCTCTTCACAAGAGATTCAATGTTCCCTTTGTACATTCTTGGTGCTACAGCTATGTAGTTAGGAATTGCGTGTTGTGAAGCTGACTTAGGTCTAACCATGTTGCGAGACAACTCCCACTTCAACATAATATTAGTACCCATAACCATCACACCATCGTACCAAACGTCAATAGTCTTCTCAATCTTTTCAAAACGACCCTCATCCATCATCTCTTGTGGTGGATTGAACGTGTCGTCCTTTTCTATTATTTTATATCCACCGTCTTCTAAATTCTTTTTCTTATAAACGATTTTCTTTGTCGTCTTATAGTTTACGTATAATAAAGTAGCTGTGTCATTACTGAACAAGCTATTATTGTAAAACTGTGCTGAGTTGTAATAATCATACCATGACTGACTATACTTTGATATTTCAGCTAAATCTTCATTAGTAAGTGTAGGATCAATTTTAACTAGCTCTGTAATCGGAACAGTTTTAATTTCTCCCCAATAGAAACAATCCTTAAAGTAAGGATCCTCAGTATAGCTATACACCACATTAGCAGGGTCAACATACTCAATTCTTACTCCGTCACCAGGAAGGAACATATGCTTAGCCATACCAACACCTAAGGTAGCGATATCGTAGTCTACTCTCTTTCTAGTTTCGTTATATTTATTTTCGTCAAATACTGTGTTAATAGCTTCCTCTTCAGCTATCTCAATAGCTGGCTTATACTTAAGCTGCATGTATAATGAAAGCTCTTCGTCATTCTCAGGTAAGTCATCAGGATTAGTATCGAATGCATTCACACCAAACTGCTCCTTAACTTGAAGTAGCATATCCTTAGATACCATATCAGCTTGTATCATGTCCTGATACTTAGATCTCTTGTCTGCTGATATTGCGTCCTGTGCGTATGCCTTAGGTTTAAACAACCTGTCATTCATTCCGTTAACAACAATGTCAACGAATTTAGGTATAATAGGTACCGGAGTAAAGTCAAGGTTAGTATGAGATAAGTCACCATCAACGGCTATCTGATCCTTATACTTACCTATAGACTGTTCACCCCTTGCGTATAATCTTAACTTATGGAAGTTACCCCACTGATCGTAGAATCTACAATTATTATTGTCTTTACGAAACCACTCGTAAGACACGGCCTGGCATATTTGTAATCCATACTCATAAGATTCTTTTTCTTTATCTGAAGCAAACTGATTTGGAAAATCAGTAGCAGGTATATTTATTTTTACGTCTTTCATTTATCTAATAAGTTCACTTCTAGTTCCTGAGTTATTATACTTTGCAAAATTAACACTTATTTTCGACTCTTTCTTTGCCGCTAAGTACATGTTCTTTTGATTAGCCATTATAGCTAGTCCTGAACTAATCGCAGCATCAAATTTTGTTCTATTATTTATATCAAATTTAGCCCACTCTTCTATCGTTCTAGTAAAGTACATATCGCCCATCTCGTCAGAGTCTCTGTAGGTACCTTCCGTGTCCATTCCCACGTACTTTTCTATATAAGATTGAATAGCAGCAGCGTGAGATTGCTTAACATCTTCAGACGAGTTAGGTATTCCACCGAGTTCTTTTTCTGTTTTAGATAAGTTAGTAAAGTGCTTATCAGGCCTGTTCATTGAAAATCCTCTGTATCCACGATTCTTAAAGTGATATAACAGTCTTGGCTTATTATTTTCCACAAGGATTGGCATTCCATAAAACACGCACGCCATCAACACCTCTTCAAAGAATATCTCAGCTGTCTGAGGACGAGCTATATACTCAAGAAAAAAATGATTACTAGGAGCGTTATCCATGTTAAATTTCGTAAGTCCATGTAAGGATCCATTCGATCCGCCTCCGCCGACTGTTCCGGATATGTCATAAGGGTCACAACCAAAAGCGCCAATATGCTCATTTGCAGGATATTTATTTCCATTCTTATAAATTACTTGATTCTGCATTGCTGAATTAGGAATCCAAGATACTAAAAACCTACCTCTTGGATCTGGAGTCCACACAACCTGAGTATCCTTATCTCCATTCTTCCAGTGAAACGATCCTCTAGTTAGAATCTGATCTCTAATTAAAGAGTCGTTATAGTCTATCTGTTGATAGATCTTCGTAAGGTTGAACAATGAAGACTTGCTCTCATCTCTAAACGCGTGAGACTCTGTTCTTGAGAACTGTCTATAGAACTCATTAAGAGCATCAGCGTCATTCTTTAAAGACGCTACCTCGTTCTCCCAGTAGTCAATAGCCCCATTACTTATAGGTCTGCCGTCAATTCCTGTTATAGGAGTCTCTGGCTTTCTAAATACAGGCATTCCGTATCTATCAATGTACCCTTCAAAGTTCCATTCCATTGGAATGTATAGTGAATACATACCTGACTTTGTTTGTCCGTTCTCATTACGAGTCTTTATGTTCGAGTCTTCGTATAATTTTCTAAAGTTAGCACCACCCTTAGCAAGTGCGTTAGGAGTAGATCCCATCATACACTTACCAATAATTCTACTACCTAAACGAAGGCAAGTCTTTCTAACTCGCCAACCGTTTAATATATTATTAGGAGCTTCTAACTTACCAGACTCATCCTCAACTAAGTATATTAGTTTCTCCCCATCATAGCTGTTGTCGGCCGTATTCTTCCAGTCAATAGACGTATCCAATCCCTCAAGCTCTGCTTCAGAATCATCGTACATATTCTTCTTTGTAATCTTAGATGCAGGAACCCTAAAGGCTAGTTCAGTCTTAGGCTTATCCATACCGTCCATGATCGGCTTAAAGAAGAATGGTAGGTTACTAGATATAGGAACCACCTTGTTTGTAAACATTGTCTTAGCATCTCCCCCTGTCTTAGACTGAATACCAATCCTAGCATCCTTAGCAAGCGTTCCAATATTTACAGCTTCAGAAGAAGCCATAAATGAAAACCCAGAACGTCTAATCTTAAGATATACCATTCCAAAACATCTAGGATCTGCTTTACACGCTTCCCAGTAAATAAAGAATATCCTGTTAGCCTCTCTAAAGTCAGGGAGTCCGACGTCAATCTTGGTCCACTGACAGTACATGTAGTGAGATCCGGTCATGTATGTCTCAACTCCATTATTCATAAAGAAGAATCCGTTCTCTCTTCTGTCGAACTCTTGCTCTATATAGTCTACCCATTTAGCCTTAAACTCGCTAGGAGTATTATGCCATTGGAATATAGACTTAATCTTATCAAGCTCCTTAGGATACTCGAATGGTTGCCAGTACTGATTCTCTTTCTTCTTGTCTCGTGAGTAAATATTGTCGGGAGTTGCGGGTAATGCAATATACAATCCGTTAACATTATAGATCTCTCCGATAGTACCGTTCTTTGATATAACAATCATGTCGTACTTCTCGTCATATCCATACTCCCAACTAGCCTTCTTGTTTTTAATAGACAAGGTGTTAGCTGGAATATGATTCCTGACTACTGAGTATAAGTTATTTTGATCGTTTTTCTGCAAATCCTTGTATTTTAGGTTCTGGTTTGTCAGCTTCTTTTGGGTCTTCGTTTAGTTTTTCAGATTCCTGCTCTATTCTGTTAAGAATACTAAAGGCATCCTCCACTGCTAAACGCTTGGTTGCTGCGGCATTCTTTAATTTATCAGCAGATAGATCATCGTCTCCTCCTCTGATAATAGTATCCTCCGCTACTTTTATAAGTTCTTCAACAGCCTTATATCCAGCGTCTATAATTCTCTGTTTGATATCTTTTAATTCCATTTAAGTGTGATGTTATTAGTAAACATCCTGTACAGTTTTTGATCTTCTATAGTAAAAGGATATTCACTGTCTGGTTCAAATGCAATTTCATCTCCGACATTAAGTCCTAGAGATAGTAGTTCATCATTTATATACTCTATAGTTCCTACAAGGGGTTCTTCCTTACAGTTCTTTTTAATCGCAGATGTTTTAACATCTACGGGTTTTACAAAACAATACTTAGAATGTGACTTCCAATTATCATTATGTTTGTAAAGAAAAAACTGTTCGTAGTCTACAAAGAATAAATCATCCTTAAAATAACTAGCACCACTCTTTTCTCTACCACGCATATCATAGTATAGCTTAAATACGTTATGATGTACCAGTAGCACGTCTCCTTTAGTTATTTCTCCTGAATAGTTGATAGGTGTTTCGACTACCTCAGCGTACCTGTTTGACGACTCGTGGTCTTCCTGAGATACACTAGTAATTAAGTCTACTCCTCCTATGTTCTTTATATTATCGTATCTCCTTCCATTCAAAGGTCTTACGATAAACATGTTTGGGGATTTCATTAGAAGTTGATGTTGTACTCTATAGATATAGGCATGTTACTATTAAATTCCTTCCAAAGAAAAATCTCGTTATCCTTCTCTATCCAGATTTTTATAGCCCCTGTATTATCATCGAGTCTTATGAGGTGAATTATATGAGAGTTGTTCAATATAGGCTGACCTACAATGTAATGCATACCATTACTCTTGTAGTCAGCCCCTATTGTTATTTTTCTAATGTCGAACATTATGCCTGAGCTTCTGCTTCAGAGATATCTCCTGTATTGATATCAATAGAAATATTCTCTCCGTAAGTTTCAGACAGTTCTTTTTTAAATTCCTCTCTCTTAACGTACTGATCATTGATCTGTCTAAGAACGTCAGATTTCTTGAATTCAAATTCAGTTACTAATTGTCCTAATGCTTCATTAGCCTTTACAAAGAATCCTTCGAAATTTTGTAACTTAGTTAATTCTTTTTCTTCAATTTTTTTTAAGTCCACTTTTTTCATTTTAATTTAATTTTTGACAAATATACAAAATTATTTTTTAATGTACGATTTTTAGAACATCTGCTGTTCTATAAACTCTTCCAATAGCTAATCCAGCAGTAACTGCCGCTGCATTATCTGCATACTCAGGAACACCTGTTAGTGATGGAGTGTTTAGTATTAGCAGGTTCTGTTGTAAAAAACTTATAACATCAGCGAATGTAAAGTTTCTTGTTTCTAAACTGTTCTCAGCATCAGTTCCGACTAACTTGTCGTCTACTGTAATTTCGCTGTCGTCTGGGAATTGACTGATCTTTGTCATACTAATTACTCTACTATTGGAGTTTCTTCAACTACTACTTCTTCAACAACAGGTTCTGGTGGAACTGGTGGAACATATTCTCCTGTAATAACAAGATTAAGTTGTTCTGCAATCCAATCCCAAGCATAAGAGTCAACCTCCCATTGAGTGTAAGCCTCGCCTGACATGGTTAAATTACCTTGTGCTAATTGAGTACTTACGTTTCCTTCTTCTGTTTCAGCCATTAATCCGTACCAAAAAGTAGCTGATGTTCCTAACGCTACATTTACTGCATATGCATTTAATACTTTTGCTTCTTGTACTGTTCCGTTATCCCAAATGGATACTGCTTGAATTGTTTTCATTATTGTTTATTTATGTTAATGTTATTGCTCTTGTTGCTCCAATTGTTGTTCCAAATGGATTTATAGTAGTTGATAATGTATAAAGCCATACGTTTGTAGGGTTATTATAGCTAACAGAAAAAGATGTCCTATTGTATGTATTTCCTCCAACACCCAATGTAGTCCATCCGCTAGGCTGAACCGTTGTGCTTCCATTGGTAATTGTAAAAGCTAAAGTATTTCCTCCCCAATATAAATCTCTTAAAACAGCATTTGCCCCCGCAGGAGTTGAAATATTATTGCTTGATATAGATCCATAAATACCCTCTCTGTATCCAAATTGAGAATTTCCACCCACAGTCATAGTTGCTGAAAACCCAATAATAATTCCCCAAGATCCTTTAGGTACTAATTGATTACTAGAATATCCTGATATAGTAACATTATACTTAGTTACAATATCTAATCTTGTCATACATTGATTAGACGTAACCTGAGACTGCCCTGATTTTAAGGTAGCTCCGCTAGTCTGAGCATCTGTATAACTTACCATTTGATTACTTGCTAAATTTGCCCAAGCCATTATTTCTCAAGTTGTTTAATTCTGTTTTCTAATTCTGCTATATATTCTTCTTTGCTTATTGCTTTTATATTAAACAATCTTTTATCTCTTGACTTTTTATTGTAATTTAATCTGTTTAATATTACTCGGTATTTTATGTTATATTTAAACGCAAGATCTACGATTGATTCAAATAATTCCCCTGTATCTGTGTTAATTAATTGAATAGCCGATGAGCTTTTTATTCCAGTATACTGTCTTAATTTGCATTTAGTTTCCTCTTTTCTTGGAACGCCTATCTTTAAATTAAAAAGTTTATCCTTTAATTCCTGACTCATTTTTCTGCCTTTCCCAGCTTTTGAAAGTTTTTCCCTAGTATCTTTAGAAACTATTACGTTAATAGAACCATCTCCTCCATCTGTCATATTAACAAGTAGACCTTTCATCAAGTCTTTTCTTCCATACATATCTATTAAAAGCTGCTCTATTTCGCAAGCATCTTCCCAAGATATATCTTTATATACAATTTTTACTTTTATATTAGTTTTATTTTTTATATTTATCCAATAACTATTTCTACCAGAACTAAATTCATTAGCTCTTTTAAAATATTTATCACTTCCTATTCCAATATAAAAAACTTGATTATTATCCTCTCTTATATGTTGATAAACGTATGCCATTTTATTTAGAATTTAATATTAATTTTTCTAATGATTCTATACGTTTTTCTAACTGTCTATTTTTAAGAACCAATAATTCAATATAATTTACTGATAATGTTTTTTCTTCGTCTGTTCCTTCTTGAACCATATCAGGATATAACTTTTGCACTTCTTGAGCAATTACACCAATATGTTTTTTATTATCTCTTCCGTCCTTCCAAGTAAATTCAATAATATCACCATCTTGTGACACAATTTCTTTTAATCTAATATCTGAACTATTAAAGAAGCCTGTTGCAGTAACTGTACTACTAAATGTGGCTGCTTGTGAAAAAGTTGAAAATCCAAGAACTCTTAGAGCAACACCTGATCCAGCGCCAGCATTTTGAAATGTTCCACCGTAAGATGATAAATCATTTGTATATCCATAAACGCCAGATCCAGCAGATCCTCCAGCTACAGAATATATACCACTCCCTCCATTTGCTCCTGTAGAATATATTCCATTTCCACCAAAGCCACTTCCAATAAATCTACCAGTTCCACTAACTTCTAGTTTATACCCAGCGTCTGATGGAGATGAACCTATGAATACGTTACCACTTGAGAAGATACGCATACGTTCAGTAGCATTTACTCCTCCATCACTTGTTCTGAATACTAAAGCCCCATTCCATAAAGCTCCGCTTGTTTCTGCTCCAATAGATGCTTTTATTAAGCTATCCCATTGATAATTATACCATTCAATATCTCCGTATTTACCAGCGGTATTTCTATTTGAATTAAACGCTATTTTTTTAGGTACATTTAATTCCACTTCGTCTAAAATTAAACCAGTAGTAACTATATTTGCAATTGTTTTAGAGGCTACTTGCAATCTAATTCCGTTTGCATTTGTCAAATCTATTCTTGAATTGTCTCCTCTATTACAAACAATAGAAGTCCAATAATCATTTGTCGTACCTATCCAGTTACTTGCAGCTACTCCCGTTGTGTCAAAAGCTATTTTACTTCCAACTCCGCCAATGTGTAACTTTTCACTTGGCGAAGTTGTTCCTATACCTACATTACCACCTGAAGTGATACGCATACGCTCTGAAGCATTTGTATAAATTGCTAAATCGTGATTTGTTACCGTACCAACAATTCCAACATCTGAACCGGTTACACCAAGTACATTTGAAACATTTGGAGAACTATAACGAATCTGATTCCCTGCAGCACCGTTAACGTGTAATAAAGTACTCGGACTTGTTATTCCTATACCTACGTTGCCTGATGATGTTAAAACCATTCTAGGAGTTGAAGGTGTAGTTGTATTAGAGTTTGAAGAATAAAATCTTAAATCAGTTTCATTGTTAATACCCCAAGATGTATCTGTTCTTGTCAAACTTAATTGAGAAACATTCCCATTATTTGCTCCATCTATTGATATATTCCCAACAACTTGAAGTTTTTGATTTGGCGAATTTGTTCCTATACCTACGTTGCCGTTAATTATATTTAAAGTATTATCGTAATCAACATTATTACTTCTTGTACCAAAAGACATAGCCAATGTATTACCATAAACTATATTTAAACCAATATTACCGCTATACCTTGTAGGTTCTGCCCCACTTAAAGTAATTAATTTAGATGGAAAATAACCGCTTCCAGCAACATTTAAACTTGAACTTTGAACACTACCACTAAACCTACCTGTTCCTGCAACATCAAGTTTATACCCTGCGTCTGTTGCGCCAGTATTAATTCCAATATTTCCATTATTAAAAATACGCATAGCTTCAGTAAAACTAAATGCACCACCAGCAGTTCCGCTTGGAGCGGTGTAAAATTTATGTGTTCCACTTGCTTGGTCATAAAGAGCCGCAGCAGAACTGTTTTTATACTTCCAACCGCTACTATCAAAATATGCGTTTGTTACAAATTGTAATCCAGGATTACCACTATATGTAAAAATACTACCTCCATTTATTTCTAAAGCAGTAAATATTG